TGTCTATTGGTAGGGTACTTTCTACTTGAAAAAATTTTTCACATGCGGACAAACATCGCGCGGAGGCGACCACCGGCGATTTTCCGTCGAGGAAGTACCTTTTTGTTTCAAAAATTTTAAAAATTATTTTAAATCAATTTAGGGTATTTCTTTTCTTGTTAAAGCTAACAAAAAGGACTACGTGGTTGTTCGTAGTCCTCAATGCTTCGCCTCATGTTTGGGCTACTGCCCAGGAGAGAAGTGTAAGTACATGAAAGGTATCACTATGAACTACCCTACATTGCGTGGACACGGCGCTCGTTTCCGTATCCACACCCATAAGGTAACACAAAGTGCAACTATCATTTCATATCATGTTTTAGAAATTTTCAAAAAGTTTGCAAAAAGACTTGACAGCCATCTTACGTATGCGGTAGACCTGTGGCTCGCTATATTGCATCGCCTCAATGACGTCCCTCATGCCAAGGCCAAAGTAGTAGCGATATTCAAGGAATGTACGCTCACAATCGCTCGGCACTTGATGGATGATAGCCCATAGCTCATATCGTTCCCTTGATAGTCGCCTTGACTCTTCAAGTAAATCACGATATGCCGTCTTAAGATTTAGCTGTTGCTCTTCGGTGATAGGGTACTCACTTCGCGCTTCTTGCTCCAGTCGTTGCAGATGTGCCTCGACGTCGGTTAGTCTTCTATGGCTATCCATCAGCCTTTGCAGTTTACTTATTCCAGGATGTGCTCCCTTACTCGTACGTTTACCCATACGTTCACATCCTATCAATACTATCCTGTGTCATATGTAATCCATCCCTTCTACAATCTTGTATAGCTCATCGACTTCATCCTCTATCGCTTCCAATGTATCGGTAGCTTCATCCCAACGCTCGTCATGATACCAAGGATAGGAATATGTCTTATCGTCAAACTGGTCATTACCGGCTTCCTTGTATTCACGAATGACCTCTTCACTTCGTACATATGCCATCTCGTACTGTTCCTCCAAGTAGTTAACATATCGAACAGTGACGATGTATAAGTCATCCAGGTAATGCCCGTGGTCGTGTAGCAGTTTTTCGAAACTAGCACTGGTATGCATAGGCTACTCCCCAGTAATCCAACTTAAGAACACGCCTGCCTTCGCTAAGTCCTGAACTTCTTTCGCCGGATCCTTACGACCTGCTCGAAGGGAATATTTTAATGCGTTACCCTTACACCATCCTTTGAACTCTTCTGGCGTCAATACAGCACGAATGACATCAACGCTCTCAACGGTTAGACCTGGCAAGGTGTAATGCTGTGGATGATGCACCGCATCGTTCATCGTCTCATTATGCGTACCATCAACAATAGGTACATCTATTGTAGGTGTTTCTGTTACTTCCGGCTCAGTCTCAATCTTACCGTACTGCTTATCCTTCTCTTCTTCCGTCGCTACGGATACTGTTGGCTTAGCTTTAGGTTTCGCCTTGTATTCATGTTTCAAAGCTTCTCGACATTCTGGGCAGTTGACAGCAGGTCGACCTTTGCCAGTTTGCTCGAACTCCTTACCACACACCTTACAGGTAGTCATCTTAGGTGATGTCTCTTGTGTAGCAGGTGGTGCTTCTGTCTTTTTACTGTCTTTTACTGTCTCCGTTCTGTCTTTGCCTTTAATGATACTCATGATATCGTTGAACCCTTCTTTACAAGTAGGGCACTCTTGTTCGTTACCGGTAGCCTTGAATAGGCTTCCACAAGTCTTACATATTCTGCTCATAGTTGTTACCATTCCTTCTTAGCACATCGTAAATAGTATTCGCGTTCATCCATAACCATGAAATCAGTCACGTGAAATTCTCCTTGTATGCACTTGTCAAAGTTAACCATTCGTACCTCTTTGTCTCCATCAATCTTAAATGGATTGATATAAACCGGTTGCCACGGGGTTTTAGCCAATTCTTTCGATATCGTGGAGTATACTTGACGCCAAGTCGTCGCAGACATTCTAGCGCCATCATGTATAAGACCTACCACATTTACACACGAATCTGATATAGGCATAACTAGCCAACCTACAGGTCCATATATTCCGACAGGGTTCGTGTTTCCCTGCACATACGCTAATAGTTTCTTCATAGTGTTATCCTTTCACATATTTATCAATCCTAGCCTTCAATGATTGAAGGACATATTCTTGTGCTTCGTCTTTCTTCTCAAGGGCTTCCATCATATCCTCGTCCCGTGTGCCTACGGATATAAGGTGATGGATGATTACCTTTTCATTTTGGCCTTGACGATGCAAACGCTTGTTCGCTTGTTGGTATAATTCAAGGCTCCAATTAAGCCCAAACCATATTACATGATTACCGCCGTCTTGTAAGTTAAGACCATAGGCAGTTGATGCGGGATGTGCTAGCAGTATGTCAATCTTGCCGGCGTTCCAATCGAACTCTTCATCGGCACCTTTTAACTCACGTACACGCAGATCCGTTTTTGCAAGGGCTTCCTTCAACCTGGCGCAGTCATGCTTGAAGTTATAGAACACTAGCGCCGGCTTACCGTGTAGCTGTTCAATAAGCTCCATGAAGGCTTCTATCTTGCAATCATGGATTTCATGGACATTCCGTTCATCATCATACACAGCACCGTTGGCCAACTGTTGGAGCTTGTTGGATAAAGCAGCCGCACTCATGGCGGTGATTTCCTCATCCGCTCCAAATACTTCAAGGACAGCGTCACGTTCCATGCTCTCATAGGCTTTCTTCGCCTTAGCATCTAAGACTACCGGCACCGTATCGTACACAATCGGTGGTAGGTCTAAGTAATCGCTAGCCTTCATCGAGATACATAATGGCGCTATGGCTGACATAATCGCATCATCCGTATTCGCCTTTGGCTTATAGCTGTAGATCACATCACGGCCACGTTGGTCCGGGTCAAAGTAATGTTCCCTAAATGCGGTGTATGTCTTACCTAATGTTTGGCCACGGTCTAATAAGTAGACCTGGGCCCATAGGTCAATCAGCCCATTCGGTGAGGGTGTGCCGGTTAACAGCACCATTCGGTTGATATGGTTGTACATGTTCGATAAGTCCTTGAATCGTTTGGCACGATGTGATTTAAAGGAACTCGATTCATCGACTACCACCATATCGAATGGCCAGGCGTTCTTATAGTAGCTAACTAACCACGAGACATTCTCGCGGTTAATTATGTAAATATCTGCCGGTGTATTTAGCGCTTGTATGCGTTTCTTTAACGGACCTAGAACTGTGGAGATTCTAAGAATACCAACGCCGTCCCATTTGGCCGCTTCACGTTGCCAGGTTGCTTCCGCCACCTTCTTAGGCGCTATGATAAGCACTTTCTTAATCTGGAAGTAGTTGTATTTCAACTGGTAGATAGCAGATAACGTGATAATTGTCTTACCAAGGCCCATATCTAGGAATAGGCCTAGCTTATTTTGTTTGACTACCCTATCGATACAATACTTTTGATAGGGGTGTGGATTAAATTTCACTATAGCCCTCCTAATCTTTAACTGTGCATCCGTATTTTGCCTTTTGCATCTTATGCCGAATCTTTCGAACGTTAGTCATGATATATGACTGTACGACGGTATTATCATGCTCCTTCGCTTTTTCGTACTTACTAAGTAATTTGTACAAGCTATAGTCGGAACACATGCCATGACAGCCAGGTGTACACCTGGTACAGTTCTTACACGGAACTCTCGCCATGAATACCACCTTCATTCGTTAGGTAGTCCTTAACGGCTTCAGGGCCGTATAGGATGTAAACGGTCTGCAGTAGGCTCAATAGCTTTTTGCACTGCACATCCTGTAGTTGGCTTAATCGACCTCGGGTCGTTTTAAGCTCCACGAATTGAACGGTACCGTCCGGCCATATTACAATCCGATCAGGCACTCCGACGTTGCCAGGCGATACAAACTTATAAGCTTTACCGCCCAACTCTCTAACACCCCGAACCAATTTCTGTTCGACAAGTTTTTCAAGCATATTCACACCTCCATTTTGAGATTATCATTTAGAGGGGCAACAAAAACGACATGGATTTACACACATATGTGTATATACCCTATTTAACCCCTAATAACCCCTTAAACGTACTTAACTTTATATATTTTTACTATATATATATATAAATGTTGCGTTTTATATATATAAGTACTATAAACATAGATAAATACTAGGTTTGTTACCGCAACATTCTCCGCAACATTCCCGCAACATTGGGGCAACATTCTATTTTTTTGTCGCAACATTCTTTTTGAGAAAATCAACGATTGTTGCGGAATGTTGCGCCCATTTTTACATCATTCCTGGGATGATTTCAAAGCCTCTTTGGTCACCATACGGACCATATTTTCTAACCTTGTCATACCGGATTAAGAATGGTATGTTATCTAAAATTTGATTAATTTCTCGGCTATCGGCTTTCTTCATCCAGGATAATTCCTTGTTAAAACATTCACACCAAATTTCAGCCGCGCATATACGATCCCTTAGCACTAATTCTTGGCCAGGTACCGCATGCGTTGCGGATAATTGCATCCGTCTAGCACTAATCGATAGCGCCTGCCAATTCTCAGGTACTTTCTGTTTCAAGAACTCGGCTACCACACCTGCTTTAGCATTTCCTTCCATATGGCTTTCACGTGCTAAATTTGCAAGGCGTAGAACTTCCTCATTATCCTCAATAATTAAGCTTTCACCTTGGCGGTATCTAGCTTTGGCTTCCGCCCACAGCTGATCCACTTCACCTGGTAAATTCTTAAATACATTTTTCGTTGGTTTCTTTAAACCAAGTTGTATCGGCCAGAATCTGCGGTTGCCTGTGATATCCTTTAAGAACTCGTGTTGATTAGTGGAACCAAAGAACACACATTGGCGTGGATATTCTTCAGTACGGCGACCATACGCCTTACGGAATACGTCGACCTGGCGTGATAAGAATTGTTTCGATGCATTATCTTCCGCCTTAGAATACCCGGCCATTTCACTGCCTTCAACTAACCAACTATTTTGGATACTTTCAGCTGCTTCTTTACCATCAAAGGTATTAAGCCCATCAGCGTACCAATCCTTACCCATTAATCGAATAAGAGATGATTTCCCTATTCCTTGGGCGCCAACTAATACCGGCATGGTGTCATATTTACATCCTGGCTCGTAGGCACGTGCTACTGCAGCTACGAAGGCCTTACGACCTACTGCACGGGTATACACGTTATCCTCTGCGCCCAAGTAATCGATGAAGATCGTATCTAATCGTTCTACACCGTCCCAGGTGAGACTGTCTAAATAATCGGTCACTGGGTTGAAAGAGTTTTGTTTCGCTATCAGTAGCACGCTATCAAGGACTTTATCCTTACCGGTGATATCGAATCGGTTTTCTAGATACCACTGGATACCACTATCATCGGTGTCAGTCCAAATACGTTTACCATGATCTGTTAGGGCCCATGGTAAGGCACCCATAGCCATATATCGACTACCGAACTTATCGTATGCGATACGACCCTTGATGGCTGGGTCATGCGTTAATAGTTTAAGAATGTTATCACGCGTTTTCTTAAGCCCTTGATTATCGTTGTATTTGAGGCCGGCGGACTTCATCCATTCAGTCTCGAGCATAGCGTTGGCGTCAAGGTCAGTTACATCGGTAGTATTAGAATTACTTATCGATTCTTGGAACACGTTCGTAGCTGACTCACGCGCACGTTCTTGCTGGATACTGATAGCCACCTCTGAGTCCTCAAAGGCAAGTTTACTCATCGCAAGGAACGATGGCATCTTATGTGGTGGTGTGCCGTCCTTGGCCGTCTCGTCGAGGTCATGGAACTTATGAAGTCGAACCAGGTCAAAGGCGTTCACGAGTTGGCCACCGCATGGATCCGTATTGTGATGCGAGTATAAGAACTTATCGTCGTCATATATAACCGCACCACCGATGGTCGAGCCTTCGACGTAGGTTAGTCGGTCGTTGGAGCCGTCAACGTATGTGTACGCGTTAGGTAGGAACGTATCGATAGCCTCACGGATGCCATATTGCCGACAAAAGGCACCTACGATACCATGCTTGGATAACGGATCCTGTTGCTTCGTAAGAAGCTGTTTCACTCTAACCGATGTCTCTGAACCTGGCACCTGTGGCCATGACGCCACGTCCCGCCAATCGGTGTACTCCGCTAGGATGCCATCAGCAGATAAGAATGGCTTATCCGCATATCGGAACACATATTGTGCATCGCTAGAACATCCTGGCCAGTACATGAGCCTCGAGGCTTCGAACGTGGTCGAGTCCATCATGCCGATACCGATTAGACTGGCCACCTTACGAGCGATAGGCTCGTACTCATCAGGGGTCATGGTGCGGTCGGTTGGAATGACTACCCGTAGCCGTGGTCGGTGTGGCGTGTGTGAACGTGTACTGTACACGGCGTACGCCATACCTAAACTGTCCACTGTACGCACTACATTATCCGTTTGGCCAGGCTCAATGGCGTCGAGGTCAAGGGTGATAAGGTCACGACCGGTGACGTTAATCGCCTTACGTTGGAGACCGATTAAGCTACCACCGACGAAACCGCCGATGTCCTTCAGTTTAGCCTGTGCCGACTTTGGCAGTTGATGATACTGCTCAACTGTTTCCGTAGTGCGTTGTGGTGTACGAAGTCGTTCTATGAACTCGGACCACATCAGCTCCGTTTGAATCCATTGTTTCGACGTGCGGCTTTGGCCTACGCTAATTATTAGTTTTTTGTCATTAATCATACGGCCATCGCCCTTTCTAATCCTTCATATAATAATCACTGGTAAATCCGGCGGCGGAGAGGTGTAACCCTTCAGCCCAGGGAATCGGAGCCCCAAATAAAGCATTAACCTTATCAAGGGTTTTCTCCTTATCCTCGGAAGGGATTTCCATAACCGCTTCATCGTGGATGTGCATGGTGATTGGGTATCCCGCTATCGTCAATCGACGTAACGTTACCGCCAGGCAGTCTCGAGCTACGGCTTGGGTAATGTTTTCGACAAGTTTTCCGCCATACGTGCTGTCATCCACCCAGGCGTTGTTGAATTGCGCCTTGAAATGGACGGCGTCCTTACCGAATTGGTTTTCCTTGATATACGCCCCTGGGTAGAATAGCTTCCGCCCGCTTGGTAGCTCAATCGTCAAGTATCGATAACCATAAATCGGATCAATTTCTAAACGAAATATAATACCGTGGTCAAGGCCCATAGGATTCCCAGTTGTCACGGTATACACCGCGGCGTTTTCAACCTGGTACCATAAATCACTAATACGAGGTGAAGCCTCACGCCATAATCGGACAATATCCGGAAGTTCCTCTTCTGCTAGCCCCATATCAAGGGCTCCCATAGCTTTTAATGCGTTGACGCCTCCTTGATAACCAAGGGCTAATTCTGCGACCTTACCCTTTTGCCGTAGGTGACCGTTCTCACCATGTTTCACTACAGGAACGCCAAACATCGAGGATGCCGAGGCGCAGTAGATATCACCATCATGGGCGAATACCTGTTGACGCCACTGCTCACCACTTAGCCAGGCGATAACCCGTGCTTCAATAGCGGAGAAGTCAGCCACGCATAATGTCTTACCCTCTGGTGCAATAATAGCCGTACGGATTAATTGTGAGAGCGTATCGGCTACATCACCATATAAAAGTTCGAGCCCTACACGATTACGATGTGTCACGAGGGAACGTGCGACATCAAGCGTTTCGATGTAGTTTCTTGGTAGGTTTTGGACCTGTATGAGCCGTCCGGCCCATCGTCCAGTACGATTGGCCCCGTAGAACTGTAGCACGCCTCTAAGGCGATAATCAGAGCCCCAGGACTCTTCCATCTTGACGTACTTTGATACCGAGGACTTGGCCAACTTCTTACGTAAGGCAAGTACACGTTTGGCCACCCGGCTAATGTCACTCTTAAGAGCGCCATCAACGGTATCTTTTGTTAGATTTGGAAGGTTAGCCCCTGTGTTGGTGTTGATCCAATTGAGGAGCGCTTGTGTAGAATTAGGATTGGCCAGGCGTGTGATTTCCTGGGCTTCCTTGGTAAGGATGTTCGTGTTTTCTTCATCGATACAAAGGGCACCAATGACGAGGTCATGGTCGATAAGTACACCACGATTATTGATTTCAATATCGATGTACCAATCGTTCCATGTTTCATCAGGAACCGGGAACGATGCGAGCCGTTTGTAGCATTCCATTTCAGTGACTACGTCTTGACGATTGTATTCGATGTAGGTTCGCCACTTTTCAGGCTCATGGTATGGTAGGTTACGAGTTCGACCGCCGTTAGATTTAGTCGGATTACAAGGAATGCTAAAATATCGGATTAAAGCCTTGCCGGCTTTATCCTTTAATTTATTTTGAGGTAGCCCTAGGGCAACGCCTAACTTAGCAAGGCCCATAGGATACCCTAAATACGCACCGTGAATCATCGTGCAGTGCCATTGACGTAATGGAGTTGTATATCCGGCTTTGTTCAAACAAGTAATTTCAAACTGTGCATTGTAGGCGTGCTTAATCACGTCCGGATTTTTGAGGTCTTGTATGACCGCATCAGGTATTGTTTCACCTTGTGCTAGATCCACAACTTCAACCTGGCCAAAGTCATACGCATATGCGAATAGGAGGATTTCGAAATCCTCCGCTTCGACATATTTGTACACCCCGGCGCCGATGTCATTAGACGAAAACGTCTCTATGTCAATATTAAGATGGACCATAACGGCCACCTATTACATTGGAAGGCCAGTTACAGGGTTAATAGCTTGCACCGCTTCAGCGCCACCAAATACATTTGCTGCACTACCTTGCGGAGCACCGAATACGGATG